CCTCGTATAAATGTTTGTGGAGTTGAGTACGTATAGTCTGTGTATATAGCAGGAGTAAACTTAGGATACAATCCTAATTTAGTCGGAGTTTCGGGTATCCAATTTCCATCTGTGTCATAGTATTCTACTATGGTAATAGTGTCATCGATATTTAAAGTAACCGAATCTAAAATTCTTAGTCCAGGCCCGGTAGTTAAAAATGAATAATCAATGCCGTATAACAACTGAGTAGAATTCAAATAGACTAAAATTGCTTTATTACCCACTACTTCGTTATTGAAAATTTCAGTGATTTCGTAGTTTCTTTGATTAGGATTAAACACATTATAAGTTATTGTGTTTTTATTATCTCCATATGGCACCATATCACTATAATACCAAGGGAAGGTTTTGTCTTTAATTATGTTGATTTGTTTGATAATATAATCAACACCAGTAACTGGACTGGCTGTATCAATTTGACTAGTCCTACCTGCAATTGTTAAAAATTTATTTTTAAACTTAGTGTATTCTTGTTGTGCATTAAGTAATGAGCTTACAAAATTAAATTCTTCATCACTTAAGAACATACTAGCATAAGAAATAGGAGCACTTTGCTGTAACATAGTTCCAGCAAAATTTTCTATGTACAAATCTCGAAGGTTACTAACGCCAGGATACGAACCAGTGAACAGTAAATTATTCTGACTTAGTTGTCCAATATGATTTCTTAGCTCGCCTAACGTTGGATATTTTAATAATGCATTTTGTGGATTATAGTTTAAATTATAAGGAACATTATAAAATCCAATTTTACTTACGTCAGTGCTGTTGTACACAAGGATATCAATTCTATCCCCTTCAGTAATCTTTAAAGGATTTATCACTAACAGTAAATTATTATTAGGAAGAGGATATGCATTAAGATCTGCAATTGGCAAACGTTTAGCGTTGACATAAACTATTAAGTTTGGTTCGTTTGTTGACAAATCTGGCAATATGTCAATAGTGAACCTGTTTGTAATACCATCATAGGTAAATGCAAGATCTTGCATTTGTCTAGTAGGAGTATTAACATTAGTCCATGTATTAATTTTACTAATTGTACCGTCAACATTATTTTTATGTAAAAAACCTGAATTTACATTTTTAATTAATGTACTATCATTTTCTCCGTAGGAGAACGTTGAGGTTTCGTAGTAATTTTCAAATTCAATATCGCCAATATTATTAAAATTTTTATAAGCTAACGAAAATCCCAAAACAGGATCCGGCGCACCCTCTCCAAGTTTATAACCAAATATCTTAGTTCCTTGGAAACGTGTCTGATTATTAACTATTGGGTATTTGTTTATGTCGCTGAAACTAATGTCATCATTGTCAAATACATCAAACAGTGGCGGTTGATTAACTGTAAGTTTTTGTTGGCTTTCTAACCAAGCAGATCCGTTATACCAAAAACTCTTACCGTTATTAATTACACCGTTAAAAACGCTGACAGTTTCATTTTCTAATACTGCGCTATCTTCAGCTGGAGTTAAATGAATAATTTTGGGTTTTGTAACATCGTCATAGATGTCTACAAAATTAACTATCCATATAGCAGCCTTTGTATTTGGATCTTGATCAGCACCGAATATTATTCTCATGCCTTCAACTAATTCGATTCCATCAACAAAAATGCCTTCTACTCCTTCAACAGTTGAAAATGGAGTTTCGATGGTAGTATCAAATATATCTACTGGGCGTTTAGCAGTAGTTCCAAAATTAAATAATTGAAGATTACTATCAAATTCAATGATAGGCCGTTTAGCTCTATTTTCTGAATCAATGATTTGTTCTATATTTGTATATGCAGTTGTTTGTTCTAAGACATTTTTATGAAACCAACGATTTCTTCTTGTCCACGGATTCAAGTCTTTGCTGGCCCTGCTTATCATTATGTAATCGGGGGTTGCAAGACTGGTGTTAGTGTCAATGACTGTACTACCGTAGAATGCAGGGCCCACTATGTAAGGATAAACTGGTTCATTAATGGAATTTTGTGTGGCAAAATACGCATATGTCCCGTTAGGAAACTCGGGTGTTACACAAAATCTTCCATTATATTGATCCAGTGTTCCTGTGTTTTGGTCGTATGTGTAATCTTCAATAAAGGCACCAGGCAAAAATTCAAATGTTAATGTTGTACCTGCGGGAAGTGTAACATTGGCATTCAATTGAACTTGACTAATTGTTCCTATAAAATCAGGCAACCCTTGTGCCGTCTTAAGTCCGTTGTTTACAATCCAGTATGTACCTTCTGTTAGTCCGCCAGAATTTGTAGTAATACGCATACCAGGATTAATGCCGTTAGTACTAGACACTGTGATAAAGTTAGAACTAACGACGTCAGATGTTATTGTCACAGTCTGAGCAGGTGGGCGATATAAGCCATCATTGTTTGCAATATAAGAGCTTATCATACGAATAATGCCACTGGCACTATCTGTGGGATTATCATAACCAAATGGTCCGTAAATTGGATAACCATCTTTTGCAAAGCCAATCAATTTACTGTGACCGGTTGTTAAATCAGTGTAACCGTCTATGAATCCAGATAAATTTCCCCATGCATTTGCAGTGATAAAATTACTGCTAGTATATGCATAGCGACCGGTATCCGAAGTGTAACCACCGTAAATGTCTTGCCCATTCACTAAAACTTGATTAGTGTCGTAATGCCAAACAGTGTTATTCTGCCCGGGTACCGTTGCACCGTTGCTAACACCGTTAATTACTATGCCCGGTAAAGTTACTCCAATATTATCTGCAGAAAACAATAAATTTTCATGTTCTCCAGGGACGTCTTGTCCTGCTCTGTATGGGTATCTAAATTCTATATCTTGCTCAATTATGTAATTGCTGTTTACACTATTAGGAAATTGCCCAACTTTTACATTAGTACCGTCTGGGTTATCAGTCGTAGTTATAGTTAACTGATCTGCTGCTGCATTTAAATGTGCGGATGCATATAAAACAAAATTTTGGCCGGGTTGATAATTATTTTTAGCTTGTGCGGCATTGATAATTAGATCACTTACTGCCACTAGCACGATGCCAGACCCGACCCCTTCTACATAATATTCTTTGTTCTTATAATATTCCGGAGTTACGCTGCTGTCGAAAACAATTTTAAGACCGTTTGTAAATGTTACTCCGTTGGGGCTAACATAACCTGTTTTACCAAGTATTTCTGTTTCTACGTTGATATAATTACCAGCCGCTTCTACTAGTTTTATCACGCCGTATTGGCTAGGATCTTCGCTGTCTTGATAATATAACTCAGTCAATGGAGCTGTAATTACTGGAATCAATTCTAATCTTGCCTGAGCATTCGTATACCATTCTGTGTTACCATACTCGATACCCGACAATATGATTACTTTGTTGTTTTCTGGTATTGGAACATAGTACACTAAATTAAAAATATAATCTACGCCCGATGGGGTTAATACAATTTTCCAAATACCGTATCTTTCACTGGTAGAAACTACGGTAGAACCACTGGTCCAAGCTGCGTCATCCGGTCTATAATTTCCAAAAATTAAATACTTTCCGTTCAGGTTCGCATTTTGACCGTCTATGCCGCCGTACTGATTTTTTATTTCAGATAATAATTTTCCCTGCAAATCAGCATAGCTGACTGTGCTCACTAGGTCTACTAGTTGCACAACTGGCATAGAAGTGTAAAAATCCTGATCTATTGCATTAGGTACATTAAAAGAAACTGTGCCGTTGTCTGTGCCGTTGTTAGTAACTCCTAGAATTTGTCTGGTGCTTTGATTAGTTTTGTTGCTGAGTCCGGACACGCCCGGGCTTGTCTGTATGTAAAATGATTTACCTGGTTGATTTACAATAAATTTGTAATTTCCGCCCCTAACAAGAACAATGTCTGGATTTGGCACTGTTCCATACCCACTGATGTTATAAACATTTAAGCTGCTGTCTGGGTAGACATAAAATGTTCTTTCTAAATCTGCATTTCCTGCATAGACATCTACTGCTGTGGGCCCGTTTGGTAACCAATAGTATTGTCCAAAATTAATAAATGCATCTGCATTTATTCTAGGATTGTAACTATAAAAATCGCTGGTCCATAATGTGTCTTGGTTGGTTGTCTTGCCGCCATAAAAATCAAGTTTTTGTAATACTTCAGGATAAGTGGTCTGGAATTCTACTTCGTTACTGGTAGTATTTTTAACAACAACACTGGGCTCAAGTTGATAATCGGCTCTATCTGCACTTGGTTCTAGTACATAAGAGTTTATGCTAGAAAATCCTGGTGCAAATTTTCTTCCCACATATCCGTTTATCGGAATCAAATTTGGTTCTGTGACTAGCTGGTCTACCGTGGCATTTAAAAATTTTCTGTTGGTGTCAGACTGAAATACCCCTGGTAGAAAATTTATAGTTTTTGTAATAGGCATGAAATTTAAATTTAATTAATAATTGTATTTACCGCCAAATTTTGTACGTTCAAATGAGCTGCCGTAATTGCACTAATAATTTCAATATTTTGCACAGTAGCACAGCTAATTAAAATTTCGTTGGGATCACTGCTAATCTGTTGCAATGATCCGTAAGTCTGTCCTGTACTATTCGGAACTATAATCATACTGCTGATATTTGGCGCCAACCCTTGTTGAATATACGTTGCCAATTCTGTAAAGTAAAAAGTTTCACCAAAATCCCAATTGCCTACAGCAAAGAAGGAGTTAATCAAAGCCAATACTTGACTTCTTATTTCACTGTCTGTCAAATTAACATTTGGATTTTTAATAACTTTAAAAGTAGCTTGAAGCTCGGGTCGAGCTTTATTTCCAAACAAAGGTTTAAATTTTGCAGAGTTATAAATGATAGCATCACTCACTGATTTATAATTTTCAAGACTATTGAAAGTTAATCTCAATGACTCTCCTGTAGGTTTATCTGGTTCCGAAATAGTGCCAGTGACGTCCAGTGCCCATGCTCTATAATTAGTTTCATATTCTTTAGTTAATACATACAAATCAATGATGTTACTTGGGCTTGGATCAATTCTTCTGCTTCCTGGAGCATTATGTCTATATTGAAAATACAAACTAGGTCTTCCAACTCTGGCCAGATAATCGTTGCTTTCTGTCAGTGATCGTACATTATTTGTTACGCTTAAAACATAAAACTTTTCATCTGCATAAGTGTAAAAAATTTGCCCAGCTGGATAATTATTGATGTTGGCAACTATACTGACTTCATTGGGGAATTCAGCATTTATTAATCCTGCAGGAACTGGTTCAAAACTTACAAAACTGTTGTACCCGTAAGTTTTTGTAAAAAATACAAATTTTTCATATTGGGTCGATGTTTGTAATTGCAAACTTCTGGCATTATTCGTAGATATTATCTTGTAATAAGAGTTGTTGTCTGACGTATAAAAAGTTTGTCCAAGAGGATAAACTTCGATAAATGGAATAATCTCAGCAGTATTTGCATAAATGTTTATTATAGGTTGTACAACAGAATTAAATATGTCCGGATCGTCTGGTACTCCGTCGTTATTAATATCACTGTATGTTACTAATATTTTGCTAGCATCAACATAACCATCAGATTCTGCGATTTGATTATATATGTAAAATAATACATTTTCTGTTAATGGAATTCCTGTATCTGGATTTCCATTTACTTTTAAAACATTGACACTGTCATTTACTGTAAATCCAGTCACAGGATCAAATATTTTTACCCTATCATCAAAATAAAATTTAGTCTCTGCTACACTTTCAAAGATATAACTTAGTCCTCTAATTTGAGTAGTGTAAGTGCTACTATTAATAGTAAAAGCCAATAGCCAACTAGAGTCAAGATTTTGTGCAACAGTAGATCCTTGGTACTGCTGACTAAAAGCATTTTCTAAATTTAAGTCTTCACTGTTAACAATAACCCAATCCTGACTTTCTTGACTGTATCTTATTCCAAATTCTGTGTAATTACTGATTAAAGAAATCAATTGAGCAACAAACGAAGTACTAAAACTATTGCTAAATCCTGGAATTACCACCAATGCTTGTGCATTACTAGGAACGTTCATGCTTAATCCAACAGGGCCTTGTCCTGTTGGAAGATTGCCCTGATTACCGTTACCTACTAGCTGTGTAATACTGGCATATATCAATGGCTGGCCATTTTGTGGAACTTGACCGTCACTGGGCAATGGAACTATTTCGTTGGCGCTGTTAAAATAATTATTTTGACCTGGGCTGAATACAATAATACTGCCTTCGGCCATGTATTTGTTATTGCCAACGACCCCGGGGCCTATTCCAATTTTATTAGATTGATTATCTATAAAATAACCTGAACTAGATCCTGAACCCACTACACTTCTACTCCAATATAAATTTGTTAAAGAAAATCTATTAAAGTATTCATAATAAAAATGTTGCAATGTTTTTTTACGTATAGCTGGTAAAATCTGATTTTGAATTATTCTATTAATATCAGACGTGGTACTAAAAGTAAAATTAAAGCTACTGTCAGCATCTTCTTTGTAAACTATACCATCCTGTGCAAAAATATTTGTACTACTGTATCTGCCTGTAGTATCAAAAACGTCTAAATATCTACTTACTCCACTGCTAGTTCTATTAACTGCTTTAACTTTACTAATAGAATTATAATTGCTGTAGGGAAAAGTGTTGTAATCTTCGCCCGTTACCATTCGATTCTGAGTGTAATATAATTGTGGAGCTTTAGTTTTTATTTCAGTTAAACTCTCCCTTGGTATTGCATTGGCTACTGTATATTTTAAACTTGCAATAATGGTCAAATTTTCTAATCTACCACTCCTACTAATATAAGGAACAACAAATCTTATATTAGACATTTCATCCGGAGTAATAGAATAACTAAGTCCTGCACTTACCCTATAGTAAGTTCTAAACGAGCCTTGTGGTATGGCCGCAAAAGTACCATCACCAAAAACAAGATCAATTTGATCAGCTCCTCTAGTAGATACTTGAAAACTTTTCTTAGGTGCATTGTTATTATAGATTATGTTTACTCCAGTCACTGATGGAATTTGACTCCATTGTGTGCCTGTGCCGCCTAAGCTATTAACTTCGTATAACCACACATCTGTGTCATTGATGTTGTCGGTGTTTATACTAACAAGATTATTAGGGATACTTTCTGAAAATCCAAATGTTTGACTTTGCAATGATCCTTGCTTAAAATAAAAAAAGAATCCTGTGTTATTACTGCTGTTTCCTAGATTATCATTTTTGTATATAATATTAAGCGGCTTTCCGGGAGCAGGGGCGGCTTCGTATATGTAACTTTGCCCGACACTGGTTCCGCTGACAATTTCAAAATTTAAAGCTGCATTTTCAACTTGGGTGCTATATGAAAAAACAGGTAGAGTTCCCGGAGGTAAATTTATGTTATATTCGCTGTTGGTTATTCCACTGATAACTTGTGAGTTTGCAGGTCTTCCAATTTGTTGATTAGTCGGAAATGCAGAGTTTAAAATTGTCACAAACTGCTCATACCAATTAATATTACTGCTGTCATTCCATTTAACAATTAAATTAGTTAAATCTATACCATTGCTATCTTGTAATTGCTCCGATGACTGAACACTTTCAAATTTTAAAAACCCATTGGCAGTTTGATTTCTTTTTGGGATGTAACTGATAAGTTTAGCTAATTTTAAAACACTGTCTCGGCGTTCAGCGGTGTCGATAAAGTTTTCTCTTGCATTTAAGTCAGATCTAAATGCTAAACTCTGTCCCAAAAATGCAATTAAATCTATTAGAGCAACATACTCACTAGATTCGATGAAATCGTTAAAATTTTCTGGATAGTAAATGCGTAAGTAGTCAATCATCGACTTACGCAAAGTTTGGAAATCGTAGGCTTGGAAGTCTGCGTTTCTAAAACTCTCGTATAATTTGGTCCAGTCTTGATTAACTAATAGACTGCTTTGACGTGTAGTAATTGCCATATCATCCTCGTTTTATGTATTTATTGAGAACAAAATATGGTAGTTTAAAGAGTTGTGTTAAGTTGTTTACTTTGTTGGTCGAATTTCAATGCCAGCTTGTTAACTTGATTAGTGGAAATATAAATTAGCTCTAACTCGATTTGCAACCCTCTGTCGTATTGAGTTATGATTACATTTTGGGCAGCAATTCTTGGATCGTTGGCAACGATTTTTTTAATGTCTTGTATAATGGCGTTCTTAGTATCTTCGTTCAATGGTTCAAATAATAAGTCCCAAATTATTGTTCCAAATTCAGGATTCATTAATTTTTCACCTTTACGAATGCCAAAGTGATTTTGCAAATCTTGCTTTACTAACTCAAAGTCTGTTAGTTTGAATTTTTTGCTACCATTTAAGGTACTAAACCCGTTATACATTGCCATATCAATATTTATCCGGGTTTACTGGCGTTACTGGCTGCAATTACAGGAACTTGAGTTTGACTATAAACTCCTCTGTTATAGTAAGAACTAGCAGTAGTACCGTTGGCATCTTGCACAACTCCACCATTTTTGTACCAATTAGCTGCACCAGAAGCTCCCACTAAATGACTGGCACTTAAAATTCCAGCTGCTTGTTCTGCTGTTGTGGTAGCTGTTATTACACCTTGTCGCTCTAATGTTGCATAGTTTTGCCTAGTGTAGTTATACATAGCAGACTCTTGAACGCTTTGATTAGTTTTAAAAACTTCTGCGCTGGTAATTCCATCTTTTCCTGTCCAGTTATTTGGATTATTGAGTGCTTCAACAGTCTGCGGTGTTCCCGATTTTACATATCCTAGATCTTGTAATGCAGCGGATCCTAATTGATATTTTCCTTGATATCCAAATTTATTTTCAGATGAATAGTTACTACTACTTTCAGAATATCCTGTTTGAGCCATATACGCTCTTAGCTGATCTTGATTCAATATACCCATACCTGCTTGCGGAACAGGCTGAGCTATAAAAGATCCGGCAGGTGCTTGCATGGTCAACTCTTGATTTAATGCCGCTTCAGGGCCTTTGGGAGTAATACCGATAGGAGGACTAATCGGATTCCCATCAATATCCACTGCTAAACTGTTTATAATATCTTGTTGTTGCTGTATAGCAGTTTGAACATTTCCCCTAATATATGGCTCATGAGTTGGTACTTTGTAATTAGATGATCTCAAAGAATTTGGTTCTACATACCAATTATAGCCGTCGTATCTTGCGTCTGACAGATTAAAAATTTGTAATTTTTGGGGAGGAGAAACTTCTCCCCCGCCCCCGCCACCATTAAGTGCTATTGCTGAACCATTAATACTAATTGGTCCGCTGGCTTTAATAGACATACCGCTACCAGATATTATTCCCATAGACGACTGACTTTTTAATTGTGCTTGTTTTCCGTAAAAATTTAATGCTGTGTCGGCACTGGCTTGTACAATTTGTCCCTGCATTTTTACACTTGCACCAGCAACTAAATTAATATTTTGTCTAGCAAAACAACTGATAGAATTATCGCTGTGCATCATTAAATTGCCGCGAGTCCTAATAGACAAATCTCTCCCACTGTAAACTAATACATCGCCTTCTTTAGTCAGTTCTACCCATGCAGTTCCTGTGCTATTACTGATGTATATTAACCCTTCACTGTCATTCATTAATATTTGATGGCCATTGGCTGAACGTAATCTGACTAGATTATTTTTTCCATATATGTCGCCATCATCCATAACTAAACTGTGACCGCCGGATCGAGTAGTAACTTTAAAATCATCTGGGTTAAATTTGCCAGTAGCCAATTTTTCATTTAAATTAGGATCGTTAGCGGGATCTTGTCGTCCCCAAGGGCGCCCGGGTGTGCTGAAACCAAAAACACTACTAATTGGGTCTCTTTGTGAGCTGCTGCTGATTGCGCCGCGGATAGGATCGCCATCCAGTCCCTGCCTTATTAATATCACTGTTTGAGGTACGTGAATTGGCTTTTTAATATTTGGTAGACTTCCGCCCGATGAATTATAGATTGCATTTAAGTTATCTAATGCTTCTGCTACAGGATAACTGTAATCAACTCTGAGATAAGGAGCCAGGCCTGCTTCCTGAACACTCTCAACTTGAATATTAGAATAAGGGACGCAACCAATAGCTGGCACCATATTTCTGGTCAGGCTGCTATTGACACAAGCAAACCAATATCCTTCATTACTACCTGGTACGAAACAACACAAAACCTCGCTGCCCACGTCAGGCGGAGTCATAAAAAATCCGTAACTTTGGGTGCTTTTTGCAAATGTATTGTCGGCAAGACTATTAGGTTTACCTAGTTCTCCATATGCACCCAAAGTTTTACCCATAAATGGACTTGCATATGAAACTAAACGCCAATCTTCAGCGCCGTTGGGATCTGGGCCGCCAAATTGAGGGATATATACCCATACCCTGCCGCTGCGTGTACTGGTGTCTATTCGTTTGACTACCCCTACATATATACCCGAATTAATTGGTAATTCAGCATCGCTTTGATTGATATAACTAGGCTGTTTGGTGCCTAAATATGATTTATTAAATGACATTTTTAATTATGATAAAATACTATGCAAAGATACCGCCTAAATCAAATCCGGACGCAAAGTCAAGATCTTCAAGACCTGCTAAGGTATCTAAATTAGATACATCCAATTCGGCTACCACTGTAGAAGTGTCAAGATTAAAATCTCCAGGTACATTAAAAGGAACTTCACCAGTGGCTGCCGGAACATCAACAGCTCCAGCTGGAGCTGCTCCTGTTGGCGCTTCTCCGAACGCTCCGTAATTTGATTCTGTGGCTTTAAACGTCTCGTAGTCTGCGGCTTTAGTGCTAAATGTAGGGCTGTCAAATATAGATTTAACAGCTTTTATTCCAGCGTCTATTCCTTGTTGAGTCAGTCGCCCAGCAACAGCCCCTACTACTTGTGATGCTATACCAGTGGCCATAGACGCTAACGTGGATGCTGCTTGTGCAGGATTAGTGGCCGCGGCCAATGCAAAGCCTGCCGCCGAGTCAAGGGGTACTGACAAGGCAGCTGAATTAATTCTAGGACCCGCATTTCGTATGGGTATTGTCGTAGGTTGTAACAAATTATTAAAAGAACTTTCCACTCGTTGACTTACGTTCGTGATTGGCTGGCCTGCCTGATCATATAATAATTTAACTAAATTCAATGTTTGTTCAAATTTTCCTCTGACAAACAAGTTGTCTACAGTGACGATGTTGTATACACCACTGAATTCACTGTATCTATATTTGTTAGCAGCACTATTTACTTGAGCAATACCCAGTGTTTCGTCATAGTCTAAAGGGCTTTCAAAATTTAGATAAACGTATAACTCGCCGTTGTCCATCCATAAACTTTGGAATATATTGCTTTGAATAAATTGTTGTTGAATATTGTTTATATTTTGTCCAAAAAATAAATCATCCTGTTTTATAAAATGAGGATCCCCTATTATCCGCATATTAACGTTGATCATATCTCCCCGGGCGCCGTTCATCAAAGACCTGTGCAGATCACCAGCTTTAGTTGCTAGTGCAATTTTATCCCCAGACCTTATATTTGTTGCATTTGTATCAGCTACAACTCCGGTTTGTACCAGAAACGCATTTTGACTTACAGGTTCGTCGGGGTTAAGCGCAGGCGGAGAATCCGGCGAAGTCCCGTCAATATTTCTACCTGCTCCTAATGGCGTACCTGTTTGAACTGTTTTAGATTTAGATTGTGCTGCTGTTAGTTCTACTAGATATAACGTATTGAAGTCTATTTGCAGATCGATAATATCATTATTTTTTCCTGTAAAAATATAGTCATATTTTTTTACATATCCTGGAACTCTGCCTTTTGGTGCATACGGATACTTTGCACTTAGTTTATATTTTTTTACGTAGAATGTAATGGCCAAGGCATAACGGTTTTGCAAAGGATCAAACGATAAAACTCTTATTTTTGGAACAATTTTATACCAATCAATCCAAGTTTTTACTATAGTTATTGGGTCGGCACCGTTACGTATCTTGGTAGCGTCAGCATTATCAAATATCTGATCCCCGATATAGTTACTGTTTCGCACTGCCCAATCTATCAATCTATCCAGCGTAGTACCTGCAGGTATGTTTATAGTGCCGCCATTAAACACGATCTGACCTTTATTACTGGCCGCAGTATTACCTGCGGCTTGAATATCGATTTTTTTTGCTGCTGTGCTATTACCGCTGGCTGGAACAGCAGCAATATTATTAGGAGCACCGGTATTAAACAATATACCTTTTTGTGCTATTTCTGGATCAAATACTACTTGTACTGCACTAACTGCTCCGATGATGCCTTGTTTTTTTTGATCTTCGAACCACGCATTAAGTGCATCGCAATACCCTGTTATTCCAAAAGTTGCAAATTCATTTTGTATACGTGTTTGTAGTGCTGACAATCTTTCCAATATTGATTGTGCTTCTTGATCTGATATTGTGGTAGATTTTGATCGTTCCCTCAATTCTCTTGCTTCTCTTGCCACTGTTTTATATTCGTCATTGCGTTGAATAAAATTTAAATCTACAGTATTATCATCAAAACTGCCACCAAAAATATCGGTTATTTTTGTGCCCGTAACGGTTGTGTTATGTGGTAAAGAAATATACAGTTGGTTAAATGCTTGGTGATTAAAAGGTACAGCATCAAATTGATATTCTGTACCTTTTTGTGTTAATTTACTTTTGACTGATGTTAGTCTAATAGGAATAATTTTTGTCATTCCTTTAATTGGCCCGGAAGTAAGTGTATTATCTGGATTAACTTGCTCTCCGTTTATTGTACCAAAAAAATCAATTTGTAACACATAAGGCATGTGTATGTAACTACCAGGACTATTTCCGTTTATTTCTGCCGCTGTAGCTAATAATCTATTAATTAGTGTAAATCCCAATGGTTCTATTAGGGAAAAACTAATTTCTACTATATTGGCATTTCTGTTTCTCTTAGTAGTATTGATCACAGTTTTTATTTTTAAATCTTCAAAATAAAAATCTTCAGTCCAATTTGGATTTCTAACAAAAGATGCCCCGTACCTGCCTGCGCTGCTTACTAACACATTTTTAGGAGTGTATATTGGATTATCCTGTCCTATTAATGAATTATAATCATTAATACCTAACATATGTAAACTCAAACAATAGGTATACGATTCGTAGTCGTGAAGAGGATTGGCAATCGGTTGTTGTACTGTCTGTCCTGTACTAACTCCGTTTGCTGGCGTATACCCAATGTCGGCAAACGCTCTGATGTCTGCTGCACTAACAGTTTCTCCTGAGGTAACTTCACTGCGAACATTAGTTGCAGTGACAGCAGTAGGATTCGCTACTGCGGTTACAGTGGCAACTGATTGGCTATCGACTCCCGGTAACTCTGCTACAGACATATCTTAACCCAAAACTCCAATGATATCAGTTTTCTTAGGCAAATAAATTTTGTTTCCTATACGCATGTCAAATAATGGATCTTTGATTGTATTAGGATTACGCAATGCAAATACCCACCATAAATTTGCATCTCCGTATAAGTCATAGGCTAACAAGTCGGGTCTATATTGATAAGTTTTATTAATAGTAAAAACTACATCGTCTGCATTTCTTGGGATAGTGGGAAAATTTGCAAAGTCTAAAAAGTTGCCGTAAAATGGAGTTTTAGCATATAAACTGTCCTTAGAGTATTGAACCGCCATTATAGGAACCCTCCTATGCTAGATGTGCCATTTTGAACTAATTTACCTTTTGAAAATTTATCTAATGTAAAGTTATTGAATATATTAGATCTACTGTAGACTGGTTGTAATGTTACATTTATTGTACTACTAGTAGGCAATCTCACTGGGCCTCCCAACACATCATTGGTGGGCAGTTGCACACCTGAAGTACTTAAAGGAGCACCCACTGGGATTTGTACATAGTCTACTTCAGCTGGCATAGTATGGCTAAATGATTGCACTACACAAGGTACATGTGGCAAGTACGATGGCCCGTACCCGTCTAAGAACACTAAAGGAGGAGGGCTGCCAGCGTTAGTATCGGCCCCAAAGAACATTTTTGTTACAGATCTAAAAAATTGAATTACCGCCATTAAATATTGGCCTTCTACTACGTTTTGTACTGTAAATTCTCCGTTAATCTGTATACTAGGTATTTCACTGCCGTCATAAAAATAGCTATTATAATTGCTATGCGTCAAGCTTTGAGATGTATATCTTGCATTATGACTGATAGTCACCGCTGGCGTATAAGGAAAAACTACTCCAGATGTTCCAGTAATACTGCTTAAAGGTGTCATCAATGGGTTAGCTGGATTATCGTAAAACAAACTGGCTGCATATTTTGCCATGCTTATTCGCAGTCTCCAATCATATTCCGGACGTATCAATTGACCATCTGCGCCTTTGAACGTTACATTGTTAAATACTGTACCAGCAAGGTCAGACAGTAATCCACCTGCGCCCGGCGTCAATCCAGCACCAGCTAATCTTAATCCGCTAGAGTCAGCCGGATTTAGTGCTCCGCCTGTGTTTTGCCCAGCAGCTAACGAAGTTTGATTAGACCCGTCTGTTTGGTATCCTGAAGTCTGGTAAGATCCTGGCATAATTTCACCTATATTAGATATTTATCGATTTAAATATATGGTATTTTTATGATCGGTTGACATTGTAGTTGCGAACATGTTAGTATATACCAACCCTGAGGAGTATAAAAATTAAACACAATTATCTTAATAACAAGGATATCCTTAAAGAGATTCATAAAAGTAAAAATTCATACTGTGCTTATTCAAGTCCAGACGTAGCAGATTATGATCTAATTCTTGACAGTTTTAGCAAGATAAACAAAAAGAACATTCTGGCTGCTCGAAAAGCTAGAGCTGAACGTTTAAGCAAACTGGCCCACGAAACTGCTGTAGCAGAGACTGGCGAAAAACAAAAAGCAGACCAATTTGAAATCAAATACACAAAGATTCCTCAAACAGATGTGGTATTCAGAGTTATGACGTGGGAACATATACCCATTGACGACGTAAAAACCAAAAAAGCCAAGGATGCTGCCAAAGAATTATTCGATGATGAAGAAAACACTGCATATACAGAGTACGACGAAGATGATCCAAAACATAACAAATATGTAAAAGTTAATTTTCCCCCGTTTTTTCATTACAAAGTAGACGAAGAAGGTAATCCTATTTTAGTCGGCAAAAGTCATTGGAAGGGCCCCCTGGACACTGGATCTTTTAATAAAGACCACGGTACTATGACTAATAAACTTGCTCACATGTTTATGAAGCTCTGTGAACGTTATGCTACTAGAAGCAATTGGCGAGGTTATACTTACAACGATGAAATGCGTAGCCAAGCATTGTTGCAATTGAGTCAAATCGGATTACAATTTGATGAATCCAAAAGCCAAAATCCGTTTGCTTACTATACCGCGGCCATCACAAACAGCTTTACCAGAGTTCTTAATATTGAAAAACGTAATCAAAACTTACGTGATGATATATTAGAAATGAATAACTTGAATCCTAGTTATACCAGGCAAGGAATGAATTCTGGTGGCGGACAGACTAGCTTTTACGACGAGTAAATGTTATACTGTGTAGATGACTAATTTATTTAAAAAAGCTGCTGTCTTTACTGACATACATTTCGGGCTCAAATCTAACAGTCAACAACACAATGAAGACTGTTTGAATTTTGTTAAGTGGGCCACTGCTAAAGCACGGGAAGAAGGTTGTGAGACAGCCATGTTTTTGGGAGACTGGCATAATAACAGAGCCAGTCTTAATATCGTCACACTGAACTACAGCTTAAAAGCACTGGAGCATTTGAATGCTAATTTCGATTGTGTGTATTTTATTCCTGGTAATCACGACTTGTATTATCGTGATAAGCGCGATATACAGTCAGTGGAGTGGGCGCGACACTTACCCAATGTTCAAATATGCAATGACTGGTTTTCTAGTGGCGACGTTGTTATCGCCCCTTGGTTGTGTGGAGATGATCATAAGAGGATACCTAAACTAAAAGGCAAGTATATGTTTGGGCATTTCGAACTGCCACACTTTTATATGAATGCTATGGTACAGATGCCAGACCACGGCGAAATTAAAAATGATCATTTTGGAAACTTTGAACAAGTTTTTACTGGACATTTCCACAAGCGCCAACAACGACAAAACATCACTTACATTGGAAACTGTTTCCCGCACAACTATGCCGATGCTGGCGATGACGAACGTGGACTGTGTATAATCGAATGGGGTAAAGAGCCTGAGTATCATGCATGGCCTAACCAGCCGCGTTATCGTGTGTTAGGGCTTGGGGCTATTTTAAATAATGCCGACTCTGTGTTAGGCGAAGGCATGCATGTTCGTGTAAATATCGATATCGACATTAGCTATGAAGAAGCTACATTTATCAAAGAAACATTTTTAGACTCTCATAAATTGCGAGAGATTACATTGATTCCGCAAAAAAATGCAGACTTAAATGAATTTGCTATCCAGGGAAATGTAGCCTTTGAAAGTGTTGATCAAATTGTTACCAATCAATTAACTGCGATTACCAGCGATCACTATGATAACAATTTATTATTAAATATTTACAGAAATTTATAAATGAAAAGTTGGCGATCAATTCAGCTAGGCGATAATAATTGTGACCAAGACAACATTATCTTAGATTTATTTAAAGGGATGCCTGTAAAGTATGTGGGACATGATTCCGAATTTGCAAGCAAACTAACATTAGATGATGCTAGCAATCACGTAGTTGCTATCTATAATTCACCTGGATGGTTGTCTGATTTAATAACTTTTATTCAGACTTTGAAAACAGCAAACTCATTTTATTTAGGTATTAATCGTTATTTAATTTTAGGAAACGATACTAATCTGACATTTAACGATGCTAGTCCTTCGGGACAAATTCTAATAGACTTAGTATCTAAAATTTTGCCAAATTTTGAAATTAAAAAATCGGGTTACTTTGACAATGATAAAGGCAGTCATTTTAATTTTGTACAGCCGTTGACGTGGATATATGCAACAAACAAAAGTAACTGATAATAATTATGATGATTTTTATAGCAAAGTTTACCCAGTGGCTTTGCTAGATAAAGACGGGTTAATAGATTTAGAAAAGTGTCAAGGCACTAAAATTATATTTGATTCAGCTGGTTGGTGCTATCAAAAACATTTTCCAAACGAGAATATTTTAAAAATAGAAGATGTTTTTATGATAAAACAGTTTAAATTAGATAATTCAAAATTTGATAAAATTTTTACTGATACTGGCATTCCAAATATAGATGATCCTTATAGCACTTTGATCTTAGATCATCCCAGAGTATTAAAATATAAATCTGTAGTCGAAACAAAAGACTTTCTTATTAAGTTAACAGATTCAATTAATTCCGACACTGTAATAATTCGCTCTAGCTTAAAGACCACAGGAGATTTTAGATTTACAAACAGGTTACAAAACTTAATTGACATAGTTCCTAAAAAGTTCATTCCTTGTTTTTTACAGTATGATACTTTGACTTTTACTTTACATCTTAGAAAAATAAAAAATTATGATTTCAATTGATTTTGTCGCCGGCTCCCATGGGCATTTCTTAGAATATATTTGTAATACATTTATTGCAAATATTCCCAGTGAAGTTCTTCCTTTTAATAAATTAGGGGCAAGTCATATTAAATCAAAAGACTATAATAAAAATAAATTGTTCGTTGCCGACCATTACAGTGAAAATAATTTACCGCTGTCTAACAAAATTATCAGGATAACATTCGAGCACGATGATCTACTCACGCTAACGTCAGGTGCATTTTTACGTGTAGGAGACGTGGGCATTGAAGATAACTTGTTAGAAAAAGATACATACAACAAATTATTAAACAGTAAATATTATACATATCTGATAGATTCTATTAACTCTGCTTATCCCTATAATCAAATTTCTGCAGGTAATCCCGATTGTCCTAGATATATTCTAAGAGAATTTTTTAAATTTGGGTTCAAACATCCGGAAAAACACGGGTTCATGGGTAAGCTAGATCAATTGAAATACGGCTATAGCGCCAATGTGGTCGACTTTTCTTATAAAAACTTTTATAATTATGAATTGTTTGAAAGAAATATTAAAGAGTTAGCTTCGGCTTTTAATACAACTGTAGACACAGACAGTTTAAAAGAAATATGGGGAATTTTTATTAGTAAACAGATATTCAAGGATCGAAAAACACAGTGTGATTTGATTATCGATAAGACGTTAACCAATGAGAATTTTACGATACCGGCGCTGTCTTTATTACAGGAAAGTTACATTAATGGTATTTTAGAAAAGCAATTTGAAATAGAAATGCCTTTTTACCAACCACAATATTTTACAAACACTAAAGAAATCAGACAACACTTATGTTTAAAATAAAAACTCTTTCAGTTAAAAATTTTATGAGTGTAGGCAATGCTACGCAAGGTATAGATTTTGATCGACATGACTTAACTTTAGTCTTGGGAGAAAATTTAGATCTGGGTGGCGACGACAGCGGAGCACGAAACGGTACTGGCAAAACAACAATCATTAATGCCTTAAGCTATGCACTGTTTGGCCAAGCATTAACAAATATTAAAAAAGATAATTTGATTAATAAAACCAACAGCAAACATATGTTAGTTACCATTGATTTCGAATGTGATAATATGACATATCGAATTGAGCGTGGGCGTAAACCCAATGTGCTTAAATTTTATGTCAATGACACTGAATTAGAAACCAAGGATGATAACAGTCAAGGCGACAGTAGAGAAACTCAACAAGAAATTGAACGACTGTTAAACATGAGTCACGATATGTTCAAACACATCGTAGCTTTGAATACTTATACTGAACCGTTTTTAAGTTTAAAAGCCAATGATCAGCGAACAATAATCGAGCAGCTATTGGGTATTACTCTGCTAAGTGAAAAAGCAGAAGCATTAAAACAACAAAACAAAGATACTAAAGATGCTATTCAAAGCGAAGAATTTAGAATCAAGGCTGTACAAGATGCCAATAAAAGAATCCAGGATCAAATTGATGCGTTAATCCGCCGTCAGACTTTATGGAGTAAAAAACACGAAGAAGATGTTGCTGGTCTGCAAACTGCATATGATCAACTGGCAGAGCTAGACATAGAATCAGAATTAGAGGCACACAAACAATTAAGCGACTATGACTCTAAAGAAAAAACAATTAAAGATTTAAAAGCATGGATTAAAAGATGCGAACAGGACGAAGCAAGGGAAACTCGTGAAATTGAAAAGCTCAAAAATGAAATCCAAGCATTGGAGAATCATACTTGTCACTCATGCGGGCAAGCGTTCCATGACTCTAAGCAACAAACTCTATTAGAAGAAAAAAAGAAAACACTGCAACAATCTGCACTGCAAGCTCTTGCTACTAACACGCAATGGATGGAACACACTGATGCACTTACTGCATTGGGAGAATTGGGCACTAAGCCTGTGACTTTTTATAACAGTGAAAGCGATGCTTTCGAGCATCGCAGTAGTATGGCCAGTGTACTGACCCAGTTAAATTCGAAACAACAAGAAACAGATCCTTATGCAGATCAAATTGTGGAAATGCGTGAACAGGCTTTGCAAGAAATTAATTACGATACGTTAAATGAACTAACTAGAATTAAAGATCATCAAGATTTTCTGATTAAGTTACTGACTAACAAAGACAGCTTTATTCGTAAAAAGATCATTGATCAAAATTTAAATCACTTAAATGCACGACTTAGTTACTACTTAGATAAAATCGGCTTACCGCATACTGTAAAGTTTAACAACGATTTAACTGTTAGCATTGAAGAATTAGGACGTGAATTGGATTTTGACAACCTCAGCAGGGGAGAACGTAATCGATTAATTCTTTCATTGTCGTGGAGTTTCCGTGATGTGTGGGAAAGCCTATATCAGCCTATTAACCTATTGTTTATCGATGAACTAGTCGACAGCGGCATGGATGCCAGCGGTGTTGAAAATAGTTTGGCTATATTAAAGAAAATGAGCAGGGAAAGTGATCGCAGTGTTTGGCTAGTTAGTCACAAGGACGAACTGGCTGGCAGGGTTAATAACATCTTAACCGTTGTAAAAGAAAACGGATTTACTAGTTACACTACCGATGTCGACATTGTTTAATACTCAGGAGCTTCATATAGAAGTCAGCAGCAAGTGCATGTTAAAATGCCCTCGATGCCCGAGAACTGAGTTGAAACCTGGCACGTTAAATCAAGAATTTTCTATAGAAGAATTTAAAATTGCGTTTCCTCCCGAAACATTAATGAATGTTAAAAAAATAATTTTTTGTGGAGATATAGGAGACCCGATTTATGCCACTGATTTTTTGGAAATAGTTGAATATGCCAAGCAATTTTTTATTCAATTGTTTATTGTAACCAATGGCAGTTACAAAAAAGAATCATGGTGGCTGAAATTGGCCAGTTTGTTAAATCACGAAGACACTGTACAGTTTAGCGTCGACGGTTGGGATAATGTCAGTAATAACATATACAGAGTAAACAGTGACTATGACAGTATTATTGCCGGAATTAAAACACTGAGAAAGAACAGTAATTGCATTATTAAATGGAGCACTATCTATTTTAATTTTAACGAAAATCGAATGGATGACATAAAACAACTGGCAAAAAGTTTGGGCGTTGATGTTCTACAAACAGTTTCTAGTACAAAGTTCGATGGCAGATATTCCATTGACGGACAAGATCCGTTAAAACCAAAGAACGAGCAACATCATAATTCTAGCAAAGTTTATTTACAAACAACAGCAAAACTGTCTGACAGACAAATTCCCATTAGATTTAATTACACAGTGGATAGGCACGAGTGGGCCAGGTGCATGAACTGGAAAAAAGAACTGTTTATTAATGTAGAAGGATTAGTTTTTCCTTGCCCTTGGTTTAACAGCGGGTATCAATCTAATGATTTTGTACAAAAATATAAAGATCAATTAAATGTAAAAACTCGTTCATTGAATGAAATTTTGGCTGATAGCCTGTGGGGAGAGTTTATGCTACGACTACAAGTCATGCCTTTGGACGTTTGTAAAATTAAGTGCAAAGATGATAGATAAAATATTTTGCACAGTGCCATGGTTCGAAGTGCATATTAATGCAGACGGAACCTATCATTCTTGCGGCGCCCAGCCTAACAGAATCAGCGGAACTCCAGAAGCAAAAAAATATAATGTACATTCAATGACTATTGATGAGTGGGTCGTGGGGCAGCATCAAGAAATTGCAAGGCATAATAAACTAAATGGGGTCAGTGAACCTTTGTGCGGCATGTGTTATCATGAAGAATCAATTGGATCTGTTAGTAAACGTGTCAGAGAAAATCTTAGAAGTGATATTCAGCCTTTACGGTTTTATGAAACGTTTGATAAAGATTATTTTCAAAATTTAAAACCAACCATTAATAGCTACCACATAAGTTTGGGTAATGAATGTAATCTGGCTTGCAGAATTTGCGGGCCCACTGCTAGTAGTAAAATTGCTGTGGCAGAAATTAAAGCAGGTACTTATAATGGGCCTGCTAGAATGAATTGGACCGAAGACGAAGCTGCATGGAATCACGTAGTTTCAACTATTTGCAATACACCAAATTTAAAATTTGTCCATTTGATAGGCGGTGAAACTTTATTAAATCCAAAATTTGAAAATCTAATAGATCAATTACTTAAGGCAAACAAAACTGACATCTATCTAGGGTTCACTACTAATGGCACAATTTTTAATCAAAGTCTAATGGAAAAACTTAATGCATTTAGACATGTAGATGTAGGTATTAGCATAGAATGCATGGGCACGTTAAATGATCTAATTAGACAAGGATCTAACACACAACTAGTATTAGATAACATCGATTTATATTTAAAACATCGAAAAGAAGGGCATGTTTACGTCACAGTACGACCTGTTCCTAGCGCATTAAGTGTACACACGTTGGATGACTTATATAAGTGGTGTATAAGTAGAAAATTAGATGTAATGACTAATATTTTAACTAGACCTGATTATCTGCAGATTTCTCAATTACCCACAGATATCAAAGAAAACTTAATTGAACAATATAATAAATGGGTTCACAGTGATCCTGCTCCGATAAACAGCAATCCCAGGGACCCAACTTGGTTTAAACAACATATAGACAACGAAATAAAATCAATCATCACGGCACTATTACAACCAAATAATCCAACATTGACTGAAAAACTTTATCAAAAACTTTCATTATGGGGCTGGCTAGATCAACCAGATATAGCAAAATATTTTAAAACAAACTTTAAGGCATAATTAGTATGTACAATGACATGGCTCTATCAACAAACTCTAATAGAATCTTTACCCGAAGATTGTGTTGGATTCGTTTACATCATCACAAATAACATCACAGGCAAAAAATACATAGGCAAAAAACTGGCAAAGTTCGCAAAAACTACTCAAAAAACAGTAAAATTAAAAAACGGCACTAAAAAGAAAAAGAAAATTCGCTCAAAAATCGACAGTGACTGGAGAGATTATTATGGATCAAGTCCTGAATTAAAAAAAGACATAGAACAATTAGGGGCTGAAAATTTTACCAGAGAAATACTTTATTATTGTAATTCAAAAGCAGAATGTAGTTATGTTGAGGCAAGAGAACAATTTACCAGGCGTGTATTAGAATCAGACGATTATTATAACGGCATAATTAATTGCCGTATTCATGGCTCCCATATAAAAGGCAAACTAAGCATCTAAGACTCGCACAGGTCAACTTCATGTGCCCTACACCTGGATCTCGGATCGCAGGGATGGAAGACTCACCGTGCTAGTGAGCACTCAACCACTACCCGAAAGGATGATGATTGCCAATGCCGCAATTTGGTTGTTTGAATAGGATTAAAGGCTGAAAAGACGTAGCAGTGATGCTACACGGTTTATATGTATGTTAGCGTATAGATATAAACCCGCCGTTGTGATAAGACGCAACTCGAGGTACCGGACAACCGCCTCTGTAATGTTGTAACGCTAAGTGACTGTGCTACTCGGATGAAGCTCACTCATTTCTTTGCCCTGTGCGGGCAAAGTGTGACCGATTAATCTGGATGAAACTTAAATCGCTGCGCTCTTAAAAAAAAAATTAATCACTGAGCGATAGCGAAAGTGATAGATGTGCGTAGCACATCTTAAAAGAATGGCAATCCTGTTTCTTTAGTAGTATTGATGTTTTCTTCTATTACACTATTAATTAGCTCTCGATCTTGAGAGCCTAGCTCCATGGCTTCGGTGAATGAGAGTCCTCCCCTCATATACCAACATATTTTAAATATATTTTTCTTTAAGGCTTTTGAATCTTTGTCGAAGTCATTGATCATTTCGACAATTGATTCATTGTCTAAACTCAAAAGCCTTATACGAAAAAACTTGATTGTTCAAATACCAATGGTGTTTCGTAGGCCTTGGCGCAGTCTTCGTGCTCACAGACCACTGGTACTTTTTTCAATGGACTTTGATCCCCAAAGCTTTCTAACTTAGTCTTTACTGCATCCCACACAGTTTTATTACAGTTTTGGAAAAAATCATGAAGTTGGGATTCATCTTCGACTAACACGCCTTCTTCTGTTTTAATTGCAGCCACACTTTTACTGACTTGTTCTACAGTTAAATTAAGCAATCTTTTGAATACATTATTAAATTGACTTAGTTTTTCTTCTTCGCTCAATGAATTATCGTTGACCACAGCCAGCAACCTTTGTTGTTCATAATTTTCTAAACTGGCTTTGTTGAATTGTTGATAAGTCTGAGGTCTAAGATAAATTTCCAACCCTTCTACTTTAATTGTTGATTCAAAATCTGGACATGTAATTTGACCAGACAATACGCTTAAATCTACAGTATTTTCATTTTTTCTCTTGCAGTGGGGACAAACACTGACAAAGTCCATACCAGTGCCATATGTAGCATGTCTGATAGCTATTAAAACTGCATCCAAATCAATAGAAGGCATTTTCCATGCATCTTTGATGGCAGGAACACAACTTTGAATTACTTCAACGGTGCTTTGCCCATTTAATAAAGCATCTGGGGTTTTTAATATTAGCTCATCTTTGGCAGTCATTGGAAAAACAGGTAGTTCTCCGGTAACAGGCATTTCTAAGCTACCTGGAGGATACCAACGTCCTTGACTGGGCAATTTTAGGTATAATTGTGCTTGCCTAAAATGTTTTGCCAATGGATTTGTACTATTTGCCATTATTTTATTCCAATAAATATACTAATACTTATCTGGTTAAACTAGCCTAAAAATAGAATATGGATACCCAAACACAACAATTACTGCAACAACTTGGACTGACGGCCAACAATACGTCAGGTGCTATGCAACAATTGATCACGGCGTTGGGAAGAGCCAGTGCTGCCAATACTGGTAATGCCAATGCTGCTACGTTAAGCAGTCAAGCTATGCAGCAATTGCAGGGCAGTGCAACTGCAACTACTCAAAAATTTAGTAGTTTTCTAGGGGTAGGCACCAGTTTTGTTGGGAGTTTAACTGGATTAACATCTAGTATATACGGCGCAGACAAAGCATTTACCAGTGTTATTCCTACGTTGGATGCGATAACAAGTATATTCAACAAATTTACTGGAGCAGTTGGACAAGCACTGAGCGGTACAAGTTTTCTAGGTGTAAGCTTTGGCAGAGCCAGTGAAGCGGTGGCATCTGGTGCCACAGCAATGGTGGATTTGCTGACTCAGCAAGTTAAATTTCAATTAGAAAGTGCTCAAAAAGTTGCAGATCAGTTCCTTGCGTTATCTAAAGCTGGTGCTAATTATGGCGCAAGTATATCGTCGATGGGGGCCCAGGCTGCAAAGCTTAGAATTCCTTTATTTGAATTTGGTAGAATTATAACTACCAATGTAGAAAATTTAACTAAAATGGGTAAAAGAGTAGAGGATGCAGGGTATGAAGTTGCAAATTATTCAGCAAGCATATATGATTCTTCAGACGCTCTGGTTGCACTATACGGAAACATTGAAAATATAAGCGTAGGAGTTTCTAATTTTCTAGCTTTACAAGCACAGTTGGGCTTAACTGACAATAAACGCAGAGATGATTTTAACAAACAGCGGGAGGCTATCCAGGAATATTTGATTAGACAAAAAGAACTAACATCATTGACTGGACAAAGCGCAGATGCCCGTAAAAAAGAAGAAGAAGAACGTAGAAGAGATTTAGCATACAAACAAAAACTTGGCAGAATGAGCGACACTGCCAGACTGAATACAGAGGAAGCATTTGCCATTGCTACGTCTAAATTCGGTACCGAAGCCGGGCAGTATTTGATGGAATTAGTCAGGACAGAAGGAAAAGTAATAGATCCTGCAATGATTGCATTCGGAAAAGGCAATCAATTAATGGCCAACACCATGGAGATGTTTTATCAAAATATAAATTTAGCGTCTACTGATTTCAGGCGAACATATGCAGGATTTATAAGTGCAAATAAGGACGCTTATAAAGGATTTGTTGACAGCGTCGAGAATTTGGCTGAGTTACCGCCTTCATTAATGAATAATTTTGTACTAAGTCAAATAAGAACAGCGTCAAAGCTAGTGGACAGTGCAAACTTTATTGAACAAATAGGGCCTACTGTTGAAAGACTTATCAAAGAAGGGGGCGATATTAGTGGTGTATTAACTGATGCTGCCACCAAAGCTTTTGTGGACGCTGAAAGAGATCGTAATAGAATACAACGAGAAATCGATAAGACTGTACTCGACAATATTAAAAAAATAGGCCCGATAATGGACTATTTGAATAGTATAACGTTGTCAATGGTGCAGAGTCAACAAAGTATTACAACTTTATTGGAAAATTTAAAGAAAATACCAACTACACCTGACCAACTAAAAGAGTCACTTGGTAAAATCATTGATGAAATGGTCCGACGTTTAGGCATCGACATACCTCAAACTCAACGAAACCGGCTTCGTGATTTGTTGCCGGAAGGAGGCAATCCTTTGCCAGTGTCAGTAGTACCAGGACAAAATCCAATTCCCGTGTCTATAGCCACAGGTCAAAATGGCGGGCGAACACCGACATCATACCAGGCTGACCCGTCGACTCCTAGTAATCCCGGGATGTCAGCGTCGGCACAGTCAGCGGCTGCTCAACTGGTAGCGTACCTTAGTAATAAAGATCAAGACAGTCAAACTCAAGTTAGGGATCAAAATACCGCATTAGCAGCGGAAGTTGAAAGATTAAAAGGACAGCTAGTGGCACTAACTGGCACAAACAGCAGTACAGAGCAACTTGTAGCCGCAGTAGTTAATCAAACAGGTATTATGGAAAAACTTAATAATAGAATGGATGATATGGTGGCATCCAATGGAAAAATATTCGAAGCATTGGCATAATTTTTAGGTAAATACCTAACCGGAGAATAAATTAATGGCGTGGAAAAAATATTTTAAAGTAGCCAATGTTGCAGGCGCTGTGAGTCCAATTAACGGCTCACAAGGGCAAAATTTTACCTATAGGAACTATCAAAGCAACTTGCCAGAAGTTTATATAGGGCATCCGAATCGTATCGAGCGTTATAATCAATATGAACAAATGGACATGGACAGTGAAGTTAATGCTGCCTTGGATATTCTAAGCGAATTTAGCACTCAAGCCAATGATGAAAACGGTACTGCATTTAAATTTTATTGGAAAGAAAAACCCACAGATAACGAAGTTAAAATTATTCGAGAACAATTAACTCAATGGGTTAGTTTGAATGATCTTAACAAAAGAATTTTTAAAATGTTCCGTAATACTATAAAATACGGAGATCAAGTGTTTATACGTGACCCAGAAACATTTAAATTGTTTTGGGTAGAAATGAGCAAAGTCGTTAAAATTATTGTAAATGAGGCAGAAGGAAAGAAGCCAGAACAGTATATTGTCAAAGACATTGCACCTAATTTTGAAAATTTAACAGCAACTACCATTAATACCAGTGATGTAAACGTCAATCACCCACAGGTGGGTGGTGGCAGTGGAGCGTACATACAACCTAAAAATCCATATGGCGGCGGTAGTAGATTTAGTCATGCTCAAAATGAAGTAGCTGTTAACTCTGAACATATTGTTCATTTAACATTGACAGAAGGTTTAGATTTTAGTTGGCCTTTTGGTAACAGTGTACTAGAAAATGTGTTTAAAGTATTCAAACAAAAAGAATTGCTTGAAGATGCTATCATTATCTATCGTGTACAACGTGCTCCAGAACGCCGCATTTTTTATATTGACGTAGGTAATATGCCCAGCCACATGGCTATGGCATTTGTGGAACGTGTCAAAAACGAAGTTCATCAGCGACGTATTCCAACTCAAACTGGTGGCGGGCAAAATATGATGGATGCAACTTATAATCCACTGAGCACTAATGAAGATTACTTTTTCCCGCAAACAGCAGAGGGTCGCGGCAGCAAAGTTGATACATTGCCAGGTGGTAGTAATCTAGGCGAAATTACGGATTTGCACTTCTTTACTAATAAGTTATTCAGAGGTTTACGTATCCCAGCTAGTTATTTGCCCACAGGTTTAGATGATGGAACTAGCAATCCTAACTCATTCAGTGATGGTAGAGTGGGCACAGCATTAATTCAGGAATGGCGTTTTAATCAATACTGTATGCGTTTGCAACGTATGATCTGTGAAAAATTAGATCAAGAATTTAAATTATTCTTACGTTGGAGAGGTATTAACATTGATAATAATTTATTTGAATTGCAATTTAATGAACCTCAAAACTTTGCTAGTTACCGACAAGCAGAAGTGGACCAATCAAGAATAGGATCATTTGTACAATTAGAAGCTTATCCTTATTTGAGTAAACGATTTTTATTAACTAGATATCTAGGCTTAACTGAAGAAGAAATGGTTGAAAATGAACGCATGTGGGCAGAGGAACAAGGAGATATTGATAAAGCTCCGGCATCCGATGCAGGACTTCGCAGTGTTGGTATTACCCCTGGTGGTTTAGATACTGATTTAGAAGCAGCAGCTCAATTACCCGAACCAGGTCAAGGCGAGTCACCTGAAGGTGCAGCACCCGAAGGTGCAGTACCTCCACCCGGTGCTGGCGCAGCCGCAGCACCAGCACCACCAGGCCTATAAGTATTATATCAAATTGGTAAATACGTGATGCAACTTTTAGAATTATACAACAAGATTCCAGACGGTTATCGCAATGAAAAAGATGACAACTCTGTCATCAAGACCAAAGATACCAGAAAGACTCGATTAACATTAGACAGGCTTAATAAGCTAAGAATAATGAATGATACTCGTAAACTGGAACATGAAAAAAAGTTAGAAAAAGTAAGCACACAATATAAACCTGTTGCAACAGCGCAGACTGGTCTTTAATTAGTTTAATAAAATCAGTCAAAAAATACCCATTTAACCCAAAAAATACGCATATTCTGTAAATAACTATACAGAATTCCAATACATATTTCATAAAGGAACAAAAAATATGTCTAAATATGAGCAATTAATTGAATATATCATTAACGAAGACGAAGCTAAAGCTCGCGATCTTTTCCATCAAATCGTGGTAGAAAAGAGTCGTGAAATTTATGAAAGTCTTATTGATGAACAAGACTTAGAAGAAGTTGGCGGTAACCAAGTTGATCAAATGGTTGACGAAATTACAGCAGACGAAGAAGGCATGGACGAAGCCGAAGACATGGATATCGAAGTAGATTCCGAAGAAGACGGCGATGAAGGCGACGATGACGGCATGGGCGATGATGACGGCATGGGCGATGATGACGGCATGGACATGGGCAATGATGATGACATCGAAGATCGTGTAATGGATCTTGAAGATGCATTAGACGAGCTTAAGTCTGAATTTGATGCACTAATGGGCGGTGCTGATGACGGAATGGGCGACGACATGGGCATGGGCGGTGCTGATGACGGAATGGGCGACGACATGGGCATGGGCGACGAAGGTGATGAGCAAATGCCAGAAGGTCAGTACGGCATGATGGAATCCGACGAAGAAGACGTTGAAGAAGGCGAAGAAGTTGATGAATCGGTGACTGAAGCTAAGAAGTCTAAAAAAGAAGAAATGCTTAAAGACAAAAAAGCAAAGAAAATGACTGAAGCTGAGTGGATTCGTGAATACGTTGAAAAAATTGGTGATCCATACCCAGGTAAAAATACCGAAACAGGCGAAGTCGGTGCTGGCGGCACAGCTAGTTTGAATACTAAATCGCCAGGTCTACAACAAGCCAATGACATGGGCGGAAAAGCTTTTGCCTTAGGTAATGCTTCCGAAGCTGATCCAAGCGGAACTCCAAACAAAAATCCTAGTGGATTGTTAAAAGGTGGTTCTGACTTAATTGGTAAAGTACAAAACAGTCCTGGCGCTAATGCTGGTAAAACCGCATATAAGAGTAAAGCACCTGCTGCAACAAAAACTGAAGTAAGTGGTACTAACGACAAAAGTCCGCTTAGAAAATAAGGTATAGCTGTGAAAAGTTTAATACAGGAACACTTATCTTTTGACAATGCTAGAATGGAAGTTCTAGCAGAGTCTACTGCTGATGGCAACGGTAAGAATCTGTATATGAAAGGTATTTTCATTCAAGGCGGGGTAAAAAATGCTAACCAGCGTGTTTACCCTGTGGATGAAATTACCGACGCAGTAGAAGCCATTAACAAACAAATTAAAGGTGGTTATAGTGTCTTAGGAGAACTAGATCACCCAGATGACTTAAAAATTAACTTAGACCGTGTATGCCATATGATCACAGATATGTGGATGGATGGACCAAACGGTTTTGGTAAATTAAAAATTCTTCCAACTCCAATGGGTAAACTAGTGGAAGCTATGTTGACTTCGGGAGTGAAGTTAGGTGTTTCTAGCAGAGGTAGCGGCAACGTTAACGAAAGCTCAGGGCACGTCAGTGACTTTGAAATAGTCACAGTTGATATAGTTGCACAGCCAAGTGCTCCTAATGCATATCCTAAAGCCGTTTACGAAGGACTTATGAATATGCGCTATGGGCACAGGGTTCTCGATATAGCAAAAGATGCTGGTGCAAATCAAAAAGTACAGAAGTTTCTAGCTGAGGAAGTAAAACGCCTCATCAAAGACTTAAAAATATAACAGGAGAAATGATCCATGTTTGATGCTATCAAACCATTAGTAGACAGTGGTATCATTAACGAAGACACCAAGCAAGCTATCAGCGAAGCTTGGGAAACTAAGTTAAATGAAGCACGTGAACAGATTCGCGCAGAAATTCGCGAAGAGTTCTCTGGTCGCTACGAACACGATAAAAGTGTAATGGTCGAAGCTCTAGACAAAATGATCACAGAAGGTCTCCAAGCAGAAATCCGTGAATTTGCGGAAGAAAAAGAGCAACTAGTTGCAGATCGTGTACGTTTTAACAACCGTATGAGCGAATCTGTTGGCAAGTTTGATAAATTCTTAGTCGGGAAATTGGCTGAAGAAATTAAAGAATTAAGAAGCGATCGTGAAGTTCAAAAAGAAAATATCTCTCGCTTAGAAAAATTTGTTATCAAAGCTCTAGCAGAAGAAATTCAGGAATTTGCTAAAGACAAACAAGATATTGTAGAAACAAAAGTTCGTTTAGTACGTGAAGCTAAAACAAAATTAGCAGATCTACAGAAGAAATTTGTTGCACAATCTGCTCATCTTGTTAAAGAATCTGTATCTAAGAAACTAGAGACCGAAATGACTCAACTAAAAGAAGATATTCAAATTGCTCGTGAGAACAATTTTGGACGTCGCTTGTTTGAAGCTTTCGCCAGTGAATTTGCAATTACTCATCTCAATGAGAATACAGAAATTGCAAAATTACGCAAAGCAATAGAACAAAAAGAGCAAGTAATTTCAGAAGCTAAAAAAGCTGCTGCTGAAAAAACTGCTTTGGTTGAATCAAAAGACCGAGAAATTCGTATTATTAAAGAATCTCAAGAGCGTCAACAAACATTAAATGATTTGTTGAAACCTTTGAATAAAGAGAAGCAATCAGTAATGATTCAACTTCTAGAAAATGTGCAGACTGACAGATTAAAGTCTGCATACGAAAAGTATCTACCCGCAGTTCTAAATAACTCTGTTGCACCAAAAGCTGAAAAGCCAGTGTTAACAGAAAGTCGTAAAGAAGTGACAGGAGATAAATCTGCTAAGGTCAGCGTTGAACCCAATGATAATAATGTCATTGAAATTAAACGTTTAGCAGGGCTTAAATAAACCCTAATAAGGAAAGAAAAAAAATGACACAAGCACTATTAGAAGGCCGTTGGGGCGAAACAAAAGATGCCCTGCTAGAAGGTCTAAACGGTTCTCGTAGAACCACAATGGGTGTTATTCTTGAAAACACTCGTAAGCACTTAGCTGAAGCTGCAACAGCTGGAGCAACAAGCGCAGGTAACGTAGCTACACTTAACCGTGTTATTCTACCAGTTATCCGTCGTGTAATGCCTACCGTTATTGCTAACGAAATCGTTGGTGTTCAACCGATGACTGGACCTGTTGCACAGATCCACACTCTACGTGTTCGTTATGCTGAAACAGCTACAGCTACAGCACCAAGTCCATTTGACACAAGTACAACTGCTGGTGACGAAGCACTAAGCCCATTCAAGATTGCTACAGCATATTCTGGTTCTTTGACAACTGGTCGTGCTGCTAGTACATCTTCGTTAGAAGGCGTACCAGGACGTAAGATCAACGTACAGATCTTAAAACAAGTTGTTGAAGCCAAAACTCGTAAGTTAAGCGCTCGCTGGACATTTGAGGCTGCACAAGATGCACAATCTATGCATGGTCTAGACATTGAAGCAGAAATTATGGCTGCTCTAGCACAAGAAATTACCGTTGAAATTGACCAAGAAGTTCTTGGTTCTCTACGTGCTCTTGCTGCTACTGATTTCGCATATGACCAAGCCGCTGTATCTGGTACAGCTACATTCGTTGGTGACGAACACGCTGCTCTAGCTGTTCTTATCAATCGTGCAGCTAACTTGATCGCTCAGCGTACACGTCGTGGCGCTGGTAATTGGGCTGTTGTAAGTCCAGCTGCATTGACTGTTCTACAGTCTGCAACAACCAGTGCTTTCGCTCGTACAACAGAAGGTACATTTGAAGCTCCAACAAATACAAAGTTTGTTGGTACACTAAACGGAGCAATGCGTATTTACGTAGACAGCTATGCTAGCGATAGCCAGGCTGTTCTAGTTGGATACAAAGGTTCATCTGAGGCTGATGCCGCAGCATTCTACTGCCCATACATTCCTCTAATGAGCTCTGGTGTTGTTCTAGATCCAACAACATTCGAACCAGTCGTAGGCTTTATGACTCGTTACGGATACGTTGAGTTAACAAACACAGCATCGTCTCTAGGCAATGCTGGTGATTACTTAAGCGAAATTAGCGTAGCTAACCTATCGTTCCAGTAATCAAGAGTTTACTTACCACTCGGGATGGGAAGTTCAAAAAACCGCCGCAAGGCGGTTTTTTGTTGAGTTTAAAATAAATATTACAGTACTATGATTCTCGTGAGCGCCACTCCGGGTAGCCTAGAACGCTAACATAAAGGAATAAATGAAATGGCAAAATTAAAAATACAACACACAAGAACTGGAGCATCAGGATATGAAGCCGGTGCCACAATCGTTACGGACAGTTATGTAAGTCCGACACAAATTAACGGCACTAATATCGGTGGCACTGGTGGTGATACAGATCAAACAGTGGCGACTATTCGTTGCAGCTTTATTAGAGATACTGGTGGTGCGATTGATACAGGTTATATTATCTTCCAAAAAGGTATGCGTAAATTTGAAGTTAATAACTCTTCAGATGCGAACACTACAGTAGCATCTTTGGTTAATTTAACTTCTGCAGAATTAACAACTGCCAACACTATGGCAATAGTAGCAAACGTGGCAACTGTACTTGGTGCTAATACCGCTAACATTGGAACAGGTGGCGGCGGATATACCAATAATAGAGCATATGCTTATGTGACATGGACTGGAGCTAATGTATCTGGGTACAGCACACCAAGCATAGATCATCAACTTTCTGGTACAGGTTTGACTGGTAATGTTACAATTGTTGCAGTTAACAGTGCAACAAACGTTACAGTAAGCTGTGCAACTCAAACAGTCAGTGCAGCCCAGGCCACAGTTACAGAACAATTTAATATTGCTCGCATTAGCAACAAATTTGTTTGGGAATGGGACAACACAAAATGGCGTTACTATTTAGGTGCTCCATACAGTGATGGAGTAACAGTATTGGATTCGCAACCTGCATGGCAAGCAGTAGCTCTTGTCCGTGTAGACAATGCTTAATTGATACCAAAATCGATAAAAATAGGCTGGCAACAGCCTATTTTTTTCTTTGAAAAAGAGTTTATTATTTTTTTGAATAAATACTCTAAACGAGACTTAGTATGGCCGCAACCAAAAGAATAAACACTGGTGATTACACTATTACAACATTTAAGAACGATGGTAATCCATTGGGTAATGTTGCAGTAAATACGAATACCCTCTACGTAGACGGTAATTTAGTAGTTACAGGAACTTATTCTAATGTTCAAGCATTTGATACCATCAATCCAATTTTAACTTTAAATGCCAATTTGACTACCAGCGAAAGTCCTAGATCAGGACTAAGCGGTGTTAAAAATAATAGGGGCAATCAAGCCAATGTTGGTATATATTGGGATGAAACTGGTAGTTATGCTGGACAATGGATTGCAAATATAGGCACAACTGGAGGACCTATATTAACCAGTTATAATACTAAAATACAGAAACTCAGTGATCAACCTGCAGGTGAAACAGGATATGTAGTAGTTACAGCCAGTAATGCAGGTGTTGGCGGAAGCGGCATATTTGTTAATGCAGGGGTACGAAGTTCAGAGTTAACAACTAATGTCAGCGTCAGAAAATACGGAATTATATTTGGATAACATATGTCATTACAAAGTTCATATCTAACAACTACGACCTCGTCGGTCTATTCAAGTTCAGGCTCTACAGCAGCTTTAACTTTTTATTTTGCCAATTATTCAACTACTGCAAATGCTACATTTAGTTTATGGGCAGTATCCAGCGGAAGTACTCCATCAAATGTGAACGTACTTTATAGCAATGTTGTAGTAGCTGCTGGTGATACGTATGTTGCAGATACAGAAAGATTATTTTTAAATAATGGCGATGAGCTTTATGCTCGAGCAAATGCAAATAGTGCTATATCAATGACACTAACTTATACTACAGTTTAAGAAAAATATATATGGGACGATTAGTTAAAAATACTGAAATTGACATTAATCAACTAAATGCTGCTCAAGTTACCTCGGGCGGCAGTCCTGTATTGACCGTAGCCAACAGCACCTTCGATAATGTCATATATGTTGCAAAAAATGGTAATGATAGCAACGACGGTCGCAGCATGGCTACACCAAAACTTACAATAGCTGGAGCAATGGCTATAGCTACGTCAGGCACAGCAGTTAAGGTAGCAAGCGGAACTTATACTGAAGCAATGCCAATAGTAATACCTGCAAACGTAGCACTAGTGGGCGACGATGTTCGCAGTGTTTTTGTGCAACCATCAGGCGGAACAGGCGACATGTTCTATATGAAAGGCGGCAGTTATGTTTGGGGAATTACTGTTAGAAATTACACAGGAAAAGCATTTAGTTTCCCTCCAGATTTATCTGCAGGAGAAATTTTTGTAAGTCCTTATATTCAAAACGTAACAAGTTTTACAACAACTGGAACAACAGTATATATTGATGGCAATTTAGTACCAGGAACAAATTCCACTAGAGCATTTATTCTGGGATTTATTACCAGCATTAACCGCGGCGGATACGGACTAGTAATGGTCAATAGAGCCTACAGTCAAGCAGTTAACATTTATACAATTGCCTGTGAAACTGGAATTTGGGTACAGTCTGGAAGCTTCTTAACTTTAAACGGCAGCGATTGTGGAATTGGTAATGTTGGCTTAAAGTCAGAAGGTTTTAGTTCTCAATTTACTGGTAACGTATTGGGCAATATACAAGTTGGAGAAACTTCTTGCAACATTGCCTATGTATCTTCGCCACCGAGAACTAACAATGGATTATTGTTCAACGGCGATCCTAACATGTATTTTATTACTACATTCAGTAATATCACATCTACGTTTGGAAATACGTATGGTAATGTTTGGAATGTAAATATTTCATCTAGATTTAGTACAAACACAGGCAACGTTATTACAAATAATACATCAGTGTTAGGGTACCAAGTAAGTACAATCAGCGCCAGTGCTCATACTTTTGAATATGTGGGGGCAGGTACTAACCCATCAAATGCATTACCGCAATATGGAGGTATTCCAATACCGGCCAATGAAGTAGTAGAATTAAATTATGGCAGAGTTAATTGGACTAGTACAGACCAAAAAGGCGATTTTAGAATAGGCCCAGGACTTGCAGTAGTACGAGCTACTGGCACCATCGAAGGCGACGATTTTAACCGAAGTTTGTTCGCAGTTATGACTCCGTACATTCTGTCAATTGAAGGATAATAAAAAATGGCAACACCTATTAATACGTTTAAAACTGTAACTGCTAACTTAATAACTGGCGGAAATACAATAATTTACACAGCACCACCTATCACATCTACAATTGTATTAATGGCACAAGTAACAAATGTAGGCAATACCACAGAAAGAGTAACAGCAAGTCATTATGATGGAAGCAGTGTTACCACAGAATTGGTTAAAAATTTTAGTGTCCCAACTAATGATGCAGTTGGAGTGTTAGTGGGAAAATTGGTACTAACAGCGGGTCAAAGTTTTATAGCAAATGCAAGTGCCAATGCTGCATTAAAATTAACTTTAAGTCTATTAGAAACAAAGTAAACTATGTCTAAAAAGATAAGCGATAACATTGTAAGCGGGAGAGTCCCGAAAACACCAAGTGCCAATGCTGATCCTGGCAGATATACGTACCTAGACCTTCAAAATGCAGAACCAGATCTTGGATTACCTGCAGGTAATACTTACGTACTTGTTGGTAATATAGACGGTACTCGTCGTTGGGCAAACGCAGCCGACGTTGTTAGCTCGGGACTGTTTGGCGGTAATGTTGTTGCGAACGGTGGCGGATTTTTTGGTGGAAATATTCAGGCCAATGGCAGTGGATTATTTGGTGGTAACGTACAAGCCAATGGCAGTGGATTATTTGGTGGTAACGTACAAGCCAATGGAGAAGGCATATTCGGTCAAGGCATAAGAGCCAACGGAGATGGATTATTTGGTGGCAATGTAAATGCTAATGGCAATGGAAGTTTCGGTGGTAATGTCAGTGCTAATGGTAATGGTAATTTCGGCGGTAATGTCAGTGCTAATGGTAATGGTAACTTTGGTGGTAATGTAAGCGCGAACGGCAACGGTAATTTTGGTGGCAATGTAAATGCCAACGGAAGCGGAAACTTTGGCGGTAATGTAAATGCCAACGGCAACGGTAATTTTGGTGGCAACGTCAGCGCCAATGGTAATGGTAATTTTGGCGGCAATTTAAATGTCAATGGCAGCGCATTTTTTGGCAACGATGTTATTGTTACAGGTAACTTGACTGCTAACGGATTAACAGTTAACTACAGTGGTACTTTTGGTACCACTTTATGGGCAGGCGGCGGTATTCAAAATACAGTTCTTGGAAATTTACAACCAATACCAAGAGCAAATATTAATGTAGCAAATGTAGGCGGCATTAACATCAGTGGCAACACTATTTCTACTTTAAGTACAACTGCCAATCTTAACTTAGCTCCGGGAACTACAAAATTAGTTAATATTCAAACAGCAGGTGCGCTAGGATTGCCAGTCGGAAGCACTGGAGACAGATCTAGTATTACTACACCTGGCGCAGTTCGATATAATAGTGACACTACTATAATTGAATATTATAACGGAACACAATGGATTCCTGTAGCAGGTTTAATCGGCCAACAAACAATTTCAGGAAATAACAGCGCATCATATCCTTTAACTAATTCTACAACAGCAGTAGGATTATTGGTTATAAAAGGAAATGATTTTTTACAGCCAAATGTAGATTACACAGTAAATGCAAATATAATAACATTTACGTCTAATCTGACTTTAACAGATCCAGTTGTTGATATTAGATATCTAAGTGCAGGTCAAACATTTATTGTTGCCGCAGCAGCAGGCGCAAATAACCAAGTTCAATTTAATGATGCAGGACAACTTGGTACTAGTTCAGGATTTACATTTGAAAAATCTGCTAACGCTCTTACAGTAGCAGGTAATGTGTCTGGAAGCTATTTCTTAGGAAATGGTGCATTATTATCTGGTCTTCCAGGCGGCACTAGTTTAATTAATGGTAATAGTAATGTAATAGTTTATGCCAATGGTAATGTTACTTCTTCTATTAGAGGAGTACCAAACGTTGTTGTATTTGCTCCTAACGGTGTATTTGCTACTGATTACTTTTATTCAAATGGAGTTAGAGCAGTTGGTCCACAGGGTCCACAAGGACCATCGGGACCACAAGGACCACAAGGAACATCAGGCCCACAGGGTCCACGCGGTCCATCAGGTCCATCAGGTCCACAAGGACCGTCAGGTCCAATTGGTCCAATTGGACCACAAGGCCCAACAGGAGTTCAAGGACCACAAGGTGCCCCGGGCGCACAAGGTCCACAAGGACCAACTGGACCACAAGGTCCACAAGGTCCACAAGGACCAACTGGTATTGGCTCACAAGGTCCACAAGGACCGTCTGGAGTTCCGGGAGCACAAGGCCCACAAGGACCAACTGGTTTTGGAGCACAAGGACCACAAGGTCCAATCGGTAATACTGGGCCACAGGGACCACAGGGACCACAAGGTGTTGGTACACAAGGACCACAAGGACCACAGGGAGTACAAGGACCACAGGGACCACAAGGTCCACAAGGTCCAATTGGTAATTTAGGACCACAAGGGCCACAAGGACCTGCAGGAAGTCCGGGCCCTGGTGGAACAGGTCCACAAGGAAGTCAAGGCCCACAAGGACCACAAGGACCACAAGGACCAACAGGAGCAGACAGTAGTGTTCCTGGACCACAAGGACCAACTGGACCACAAGGACCGCAAGGAGTAACTGGGCCACAGGGTACACAAGGTCCACGAGGACCACAAGGTGCTCAGGGACCACAAGGACCACAGGGCCCACAAGGACCACAAGGCCCACAAGGAACAGTCGGACCACAAGGACCACAAGGAACAACTGGACCACAAGGACCAACAGGAGTTCAAGGACCACAAGGACCACAAGGACCACAAGGACTTGCGGGCGACAAGTATACTACTACCAGCACTAATAGTTTGACAATCGGTACTGGCAGTAAGAGTCTTACTGTAGGAACAGGATTAGCTTTAGCTGTAGGTCAAGTTGTTAACATAGTGTATGATGCTAGCAACACCATGCAAGGCACTATTACAAGTTACAATTCTGGAACAGGGGCATTAGTAGTTAATGTGACTACAACGACTGGTTCTGGAACTTATACATCTTGGACTATTTCGTTAACTGGAGCTGCTGGTCCTTCAGGCCCGGCTGGTGTTCAAGGTCCACAAGGGCCAACAGGCCCACAAGGACCACAAGGTCCGCAGGGAGTTCAAGGCGCACAAGGACCACAAGGACCACAAGGTCCGCAGGGAGTTCAAGGCGCACAAGGACCACAAGGTCCAATCGGTAATACTGGACCACAAGGACCACAAGGTCCAATCGGTAATACTGGACCACAAGGCGCTCAAGGACCACAAGGCAATACAGGACCACAAGGAGCACAAGGACCACAAGGAGCACAAGGACCACAAGGACCAGGCGGTATCGGTGGAATTCAAGGTCCACAAGGTCCACAAGGTATTGGTTATAATTCACTAACATCTACATCATCTAATACTTTTGGTACTGGTAGCAAAACTTGGACAGTTAGTGCAGCTTCTACATCGTCTGCTTTCACTGTTGGTCAACGTGTAAGAATTGCTTACACAACTCTTCCATCAAACTATATGGAAGGCTTAATTACTTCGTATTCTTCAACAACATTCATAGTTAACGTAGATTACAATACAGGTTCAGGGTCGCAATCTGCATGGACTATTACAGCAACTGGTGATCTAGGTTCACAAGGACCACAAGGTCCACGCGGTCCACAAGGTCCAACCGGGCCACAAGGACCACAAGGCCCACAAGGCCCACAAGGACAACTTGGACCACAAGGCGCACAAGGTCCACAGGGTCCACAAGGAAATCGAGGAGATACTTATCAAGGAACTAGTACTTCATCGCTGGGTATTACAACCGGAAGTAAATCTTTAACAGTTACAACAGGATTGGCGTGGACACCTGGTCAACCAATTATTATTTCTTATACATCAACACAGTACATGACAGGTTCGGTAACGTCCTACGATTCGGGCACCGGCGCTATGGTTGTGAATATTGATGCTATAGTTGGGACTGGTACTTATAGTTCTTGGACAATTAATCAGAACGGTGCTCCTGGACCGCAAGGCGCACAAGGCCCACAAGGTACTCAAGGCCCACGTGGACCGCAAGGACCACAGGGACCACAAGGTCAAACAGGACCACAAGGTCCACAAGGACCAACTGGACCACAAGGCCCGCAAGGCCCAGGGGACAAATATACAACTACAAGCAGTACAAGTCTGACTATTGGCACAGGAACCAAATCATTAACGGTTGGCACAGGATTAGCTTATACTTCGGGCCAAACTATATTGATTAGTTATGATGGCACCAACTATATGATTGGTTCAGTGTCCAGTTACACATCTGGGACAGGTGCTTTCGTAGCTAGCATAGATACAGCAGTTGGCTCTGGAACTTATAGTGCATGGACAGTAAACTTAAACGGAGCTGTTGGTGCAACTGGACCACAAGGACCACAAGGACCAATTGGTAATGCAGGGCCACAAGGACCACGCGGGCCACAAGGACCACAAGGTGTTGGCACACAAGGACCGCAAGGACCAACCGGACCGCAAGGACCACAAGGTCCAAGCGGAAATGGTAGCGCAGTGCCTGGGCCACAAGGACCACAGGGACCACAGGGACCACAAGGTGTTGGTACACAAGGACCACAAGGACCACAAGGACCACAAGGAAGTCCAAGTTCGGTAGCTGGACCACAAGGACCAACCGGACCACAAGGACCACAAGGTGTAGGGGCCAGTGGACCACAAGGACCACAAGGCCCACAAGGACCGCAAGGACCACAAGGACCAACTGGCGTTGGGATAGGTGGAGTTCAAGGACCACAAGGACCACAAGGACCACGCGGACCACAAGGACCACAAGGACCGCAAGGAACTCCAAGTTCGGTGGCTGGACCACAGGGACCACAAGGACCACAAGGACCGCAAGGAACTCCAAGTTCGGTGGCTGGACCACAAGGACCAACTGGACCACAAGGACCACAAGGACCAAGCGGATCGGGATCTACTACGCAATTAAATGCTACAGATACATCAAGTGCTAGTACTTTTTATCCTGTTCTTGTACCAGCAGTGGGAACAATACAAACAGTATATTCAGATGATCCAGGTCTCAGGTATATACCGTCTATTGGAAACTTAACTGTTCTTGGTGGTAGTAGCGGAAACGTTATCAGCGGTAGATTTGTTGGTACAGCTACCAGCGCTCAATACGCTGACCTTGCAGAGGTTTACAAAGCTGATAATTTATACGAAACAGGCACTGTGGTAGTATTTGGTGGAGAACAAGAAGTTACAATCAGCGATTCTTATATGGATACAAGAGTTGCAGGTGTTATATCAGAAAAACCTGCATACTTAATGAATTCTGATTTAGAAACTGAATACAGAGCCATTGTAGCACTACAAGGCAGGGTTCCTGCTAAAGTAACAGGTCCAGTGGGTAAAGGGGATATGTTAGTTAGTGCTCCGGGTGGATTGTTACAAGTATCGAAAACTCCAGCTGTTGGTAGCGTAGTAGGAAGATCGTTGGAAAACTTTACTGCAACAGAAGAAAATACTTTTGCATTAATTGAAATTGCAGTCGGTAGAGCATAAGACTTGGGCTAGTAGAAAGACTATGTAGCCCAAGTCTTTCCATTTTACGGTTGTAATAAATACACTAAACCGGAAAGATGGCGGATGTCACAACAAACAATTAACCTTGGAGTCGGACCAGACAGTCAAACTGGTGACACGATTCTTGTTGCTTTTACCAAAGTAAATGAAAATTTTACCGAATTATACTCTGTATTCCAGGGAAATGGCATCACCACACTTAATACAAATGTCATTTATTCTAATAGTATTGTAACATCTTCGAATGTAAGAGCAGGTAATGTATTCACTTACGGAAATATTGAATCAACCGGTTATATTGTAACTGCTGGAGTATTTTATCCTAATGGAACACCAATTGGTGGCACAGGACAAATTGATTCTAATTTAATACCTACAGTATCTAACGCATTTTCTGTAGGTAGTGTAACTAATCAGTTTACTCAAGGTTATTTTAACACAAATATTACATTAGCTGGTGCAAATGTCACTGTGAGAAATGGTGCTTTGTATGTCAACGGGCAAATAACATCAGGAAATTACGGCAACAGTAACGTATCGGCATTTTTACCTACTTACAGTGGAAACTTAAATTCTGTTAACTCTTTAACAGCAAATACCGGTAATACAGTAAGAGATTTCACTGTTGGCGGCAACTTATTTGTTGGCGGCAATATAACTTATCAAAATGTAGAAACTGGTAATTTAGAAGTTGCTAATGCTATTATTGCTAGTGGTAATATAACAGCTAGTTACTTCTTGGGTAACGGCAGATATCTAAGCGGTATTGATGCAACCAGTATACAAAATGGCACCAGCAATGTAAAAGTTTATTTAAATTCAAACGTAACAGTAACAACAGCAGGATCTAATACTTGGATCTTTGAAGATACTGGTAACTTAGTATTCCCTGGCGGCAGTAAACTTAATGTAAGCGGTACAAGCAACGAAAATATCGATTTAATAGCAGGCCCAGGCGGATGGGCAGAATTGCAGAGCAATGATGCTAATACTTATATTTGGGTTGACAATAATGCTGCTTATGTTGGCACTAGCTGGAATGCCGGAAATAAATTATGGACCTTTGGTGCAGATGGTAATTTAACATTACCTGGTAATTTAACTACTACTTCAAATGTTATTGCTAATTATTTTCTTGGTAATTTTGTAGGTAATATATCTGGCAATATTAGTGCAGCAGGAGCAAATACTCAGGTATTATTTAATGACAATAATACCGTTAATGCAGTGTCCGGGTTAACGTTTAATAAAGCTTCTAATTTATTAACTATCAGCGGCACATTAAGTTCATTGTCTGTTAATGTTGCTGGATTTAATGTCATTGATTCAAATGGCAATATTGTCACTTCACGTTTACAAAACAGTGGAGTAACATCAGGTACGTATGGTAATGCTAGTTCTGTTCCTAGTATAACTGTAGATGAAAAAGGTCGAGTTACTTCGATTAGCAATGTAGCTGTAGCAGGTGTAAGTAATGTTTCTTATGATGCTACAACAGGTAACTTAACTGTATCAACATCTTCGGGTACAAACTATGTAGTTGATTTGGGAGTGGGCACAGCAGACAGCCCAATTTTTAGCGGGCTATCTATTTCTGGAAATGCAACGGCAAATGCATTAACAGTAAACAATTCAGCCACTGTCGGTGGCACGTTGGGCGTAACTGGTAACTTAATTGCTGGCAATTTAAGTGCAACCAATTTTATCGGAAATGCAATTACATTAGGTACAAATACAGCAGGCCAGTTAGTAAGTAATGCAGTCACATTGACTTCATCAACATCCGTTACAAACAGTATTGCACAATTAAACTTTGTATTAGGAAAATTAGTTCCTACTGCGCCTAATAATTTTCCAGGCGGCCAAACATTAACTATTAGTACGTTAAGTACTTATAGGATGTGTAACTTTGTTCAAACAGACAACACCGTTGGAGCAAATAAATCTGTTGCAGCTGGAACCAGTGTTAGCAATGTACGACGTGTAGCAACATATACAACTTCAACTATAGCCAACGTTGGTCCCGGCGATCTTGGTACAGTCACTGCATATAGAAATAATATAGCAGTTGGTAACGTCGCATTAATAGCCGGAAATGTAAGCGGCACATACGGTAATTTAGTTATTACACGCAGCGGCGATTATGCTAACGTGTCAAGTATAACACCAGGTTTTTGGTATTCATTTAGTAGTAGTTTGAGTGGTAACGTTGTCCCGGGTTGGAACGAAGTTTATATTATACATAGCGGAGCAGGAGCAGGAACAAATACACCTTATTGGTATTATGATGCCAGCTCACCAGGAACACCAACTTGGAGTAATGTCAATATTGCGTTAACTACTAATAGCTCTACATATTCTAGTACTATTCCTCATTTAAACAGTTCTAGTGTATTCACTTTGACTGCTAACGTTAGCAAACTTAGCGGTGATATGTTTCCAAGTGGCGCAAGCTCAAACGCATATGCTTTTGTAACAGGTACAGCTGGCGGAGCAATGGCAGCACCATCCAGTGTGACCTATGGCGGGGCAGGCGTAGCTTGGCCGTTAGCGCCAAACTTATATGTAAGCTCAGGTAGTGCGTATATATCGACTACAGCAGCAGTGATTTCCGGATTTAGTTCTAGTAGTGTTGGTCCTAGCTTAACAGCAGATAATAGTTATACTACAGGTTCAAATACATTTAATCCTGGTGTAACCGTGTTGTATAAAACAGGAACAAGTACTCAAATTGAAGAAACTAGTATTACTGTAACCAGTGTAGGTACAGGCAGCGGAAATGCTCTACGAGTAATTAACCCTGGCAGCACAGATACGCCAACTATTACAGCCAATACAGCATTTAATAGTCAAACATCCACTCTACAAACTTATGATGCTACTGTAGTTGCTGCAATATTAAAACATGATCAAACAAATTACAGCACTGGCTATTTACCAGTTGGGCCAAACTTAAGTTCAGGTCGAACTGGTGCTCAATATTTTACTTTTAGATTTACAAGAACCGCAGTTAGTAAATTTAACGTTAGCTTAACCGGTAACGTTGGAAATGTATGGGTAGCATTGCCTGGTAGTACCATTGACAATACTAGTACATTAAATGGGTGGATTGACATGGGCATAGCATACAGTGGTTCAGGAGTCCCGGGCGCCAATGTAAGTGCTGGTGGTAACGGCTCAAATGGTTGTGCAGTAGGAGGTGTATTTGTATCTAATAGTTCTGGAACACAAAGCAAAACTTGTACATTTGGTACAGTAAGTTCTAGTAGCACAGCTACTAATGAAATTTTTGTAAGATTGAAACTGTACTCAGGTCAAACTGTGACAGCATTAAGTATAATAGCGGCGACAAACTAATATGGCAATATCTGATTCACAAAAAGTAGACTACCTATACAAAAAGTTAGGGTACGGCGTAGCTAAGACAGACACATCGAGTGTAAAAAACCCTAGTAACGAGTCGATAGCCAGTCCTTTATTACTACGAGGCGACACAGTTTGGGTATATAGCAACCAAATTCCTGGCACAGCACCTGCTGCGAATTCGTCTATAATAAACGTCTATGTGGGCACAGGGGCAATCCGTACAACAAACGACACAACTGCTTCTACAAACAGAACTTGGCTGACTAGTTTAACAGACTGGATCGGTCCAGAATTTGGTTCTACATATCAACCCAAAGTTTGGGCTGCGCCTTCGGGTGCAGCAAACGCCGCGGCCACAGGTACAAGTTTACCTCCGGACGGTAGCGGTAATAATGATGCTTGGTTCTTTGATCCGCAATCAGGCGTACTAAATTTCTCAGACACCAACGTTCCTACAGCAGTTACGGGTAATGTAATTTACATTGAGGGTTATCGTTATGTTGGCACTAAAGGACTAGTAAACGCATTAGGTAACATCACTTTTACTGGTAGTAATATAAGTACCAATCAGCTAAATGCTAATTTAACTTTTTCGGCCAACGGTACCGGCTCAGTCATAACTTCTGGTAACTTAATTGTTACTGGAAATGAAAGCGTGGGCGGAAATCTTACTGCCAACGGTTTAACTGTAAATACCAGCGGTGTATTTACAACTACATTGCAGGCAGTAGCAGGTATACAAGCTACACCAATTGGAAATGTAACTGCAAGCACAGGTCAGTTTACAAATTTAAGCGCCACGGGTAATATAACTGGCGCAGCATTAACTAGCAACGGATCAATAACTGCCGTTACAACATTAAGCGCATTAGGCGGACTACAAGCCACGCCAATTGGTAACGTAACACCAAGTACGGCGTTATTTACTACACTGGGTGCCAGTGGCAATACCACAATAAGTGCATTGACTGTAAATAATACAGCTACAATTGGTTCTACTCTTGGAGTAACAGGCAATATTAATGGATCCGGGCTAACACTGTCTGGATCGATGGTGTCTACTGGTCCAGCACAGCATATAGGCGGCCTACAAGCTACTCCAATTGGTAACGCTGCGGCCAGCACAGGTCAATTTACTACTGTAAGTGCCACTGGTAATATAACCGGCGCAGCTTTGACTAGTAATACATCTATTACTGCTATTACTACTATCAGTGGTTTGGGTGGTTTACAGGCCACGCCAATTGGTAATGTAACACCAAGCACAGCATTATTCACCACTATAGGTGCTAGTGGTAATACTACTGTAAGTGCATTGACTGTAAACGGTACAGCCACAGTTGGTAGTACATTGGGGGTGACAGGCAACATCAATGGATCTGGCTTAACATTGACAGGGTCAATGGTATCCGCTGGTCCAGCACAACACTTAGGTGGACTACAAGCTACTCCAATTGGTAACGCCG